GCAGGGGGGTGAGCAAACCCTGTCAGCGGCTGATCTTTCCCTGGACGTGCGGGGTGTTTACCCGGAGCTTTACCCGGTTAACGAATGGCCGGAAAGCAAAGCCCAGCGGGCGTCGGTGAAGGTGACTGCTGATATCGGTTATACCGAATTGCCGGCAGATGTTCGGGCGGCCGCTCTGCTGATCATCGGCCACTTGTATGAAAACCGGGAGGCGGTCGTGATCGGAACGATTGCGACTGATCTGCCCATGGGCGTTGAGCTTCTGCTGGCGCCTTACGTGATCCATAGGGTGGGGTGATATGCAGGCCGGAAAGTTGAGCGATCGCGTCACTTTGTATGGGGCCAGAACCGAGAACCCGGAGCCAGCGTGGCCTGTTGTCGGCAAGCTCTGGGCTGGGTTTCAGGAGCCGCGTTCGGTTGCAAGGGGAGAGCAGACTGGCATCCGGGCAGTGGGTAGCACCTACATTCAGGCGCGGTACCACCCCAATCTCGCGCACGGCCAGCTTATTCAGCGTGGTGATGACTGGTACATCGTTGAGTCTGTTGAACCGGGCCGCAGCCGTAGTGAGCTGGCAATCTCTGGCCGCCGGATCATCGGACATGCTGCGACCTATCGGCAGAGCGGTGAGGTAACTGATGTGCCGGTATTGGCTTTCCTCACCAGGGAAAACATCTATGTGGGGCCCATGAGTGAGCCCCGGCACCAGATTGAATTGTTTCAGCCCCAGCTGCCGTACCCCTGGGGCCGCCGTGGCGACACCATCACCCTGCGCGGTACCACCTACACCGTGGATGGAGTGGTGGAGGGGAGTGATGATGGTGTAACGCTCACAGTGATGGTGACTCGCTGATGGCTCGTCCGCGGATTGATTTCGATAACAGGGAGCTAGTGAACTTTGTCGAGAAAGCAGAACAAATGCCAGCCGCTATTCGCAGGGCTTCTCGACGTTCCCTTAACGATCAGGCGAGAGATAGTAAGCGGGAATTGTCCACCCAAATCTCAACCGATGGTATCTCGCGAGCTAAGGCGGGTGGCCAGATCGAAGTCCGCAGGGCCACCAACAAAAAGCAAGTTGCGGTGCTTCGCCCAACTAGCCGGCGCATCCCATTCAAGTACTGGAAGACAACCGTAAAGCCAACGGACAGCACCGGCACTCGTGCCAGTGTCTGGATCAGAAAGGATGGCCAATTAATGCGGGTGTGGGGCTTCGTTAACCCCAAAGGCAAGAAGCGCCGGATTCTTACCCGGTATCGCAAGGCGGGTGAAGATCGGATCAGAGATGCGGCGGGACACAGTATCAAGCTTCACTTCCAGGCAGCTATTGCTGATGGGCGCTATTTGAGTGCGGTGAAAGATGACCTGTCCAGACGCTGGATTGATTACTTCAATGAAGAGCTGAAGAAATGACCGATAAAGCAAAAGCCACTCAGGTGGTGGATGAGTTAATCGCCCGCTTGAATGAGATCAGCCCCGACAACGGCTACTTCCACGCTTTGCCGGCGCCCGTGATGGATGATGATCCGGCTCTGTATTTTGATGAGCACACCAAGCTGCCCTGCATGGGTGTCCGGAATATCGGAGATAGAGTAACCACCCAGTCCCGAACCGCAACCAACCAGACGCGCACGGTAGAGATTGTGGCTTTTGTGGAGCGCCAGCCAAACGGGCGGGCAAACCAGGACAAGCTGCTGCAAGACATTTACCGAACCCTGTTCAGGCCAGAGAGCCTCAAGCTTGATGGCCTGGTAGTCGAGATCGAAGCCGGCGAGGCTCAGCTCGACGATGTTGAACTCGGCACAAAGATCCTTCCGATCTACCTGCCGATCACCCTCACGTACAACACCCTGAACTGGAGATAAACCATGTCCTACAAAGACACTGGCCTGATTTTCGCCGGCAACGTTTACATGGCCCCGATCGTAAATGAGGTGCCAACGGATTTTGCCGGCCCCATCAACGTAACGCAGCTGGAGCTGACGCCGCCATCACCGGAAGCGATCGACCGCACCAGTTACCAGCGCGACACTTACGGGCAGGTATTGGACTCCGTGAACCTGCCGGGCGAAGCCCCGCGTATGGCGATGTCCTTTGACTCTCTGCCTGCTCTGTTGCTGGCCGATGCGCTGGCTGGTACCACCGAGGATTACAACGCGAGCCTGCAGACCGTGACAGCGGAGCCGGTGACCTTGAAAGAGGGTATCTGGCAGAAGCTGCCTTATCCAAACGTGGACGCTGCCAGCCTGGTTGTAACCCTGGAATCAGACGGCACCACCGTACTTGTGCGCGGTACCGATTATGAAGTGGAGGCTGTAAGCGGCTTGATCCGGGCGCTTAATCCTACCGGTGCTGCGGCCGTCACTATCGACTTTGACACTGAGGCATCAACCGGCCAGCGCATTCTGGGTGCCACTGAAATTACCAAAAAGCGTCAGATCATTATGGATGGCAAGAACCTGGTTACCGGCAAGCCTGCCCGCGTGACCATTTTCAGTGCTTCGTTCAGTGCCAGCCAGGCGGTGGATCTGATGGCCCGGGAATTCATCACCGGTACCCTTGAGGGAACCATGACCACGCCTGAAGGCAAGAACAGTCCCTATGAAATTGTAATGCGGGACTGATCAACATCGTGGGCGGGCTTCCCGCCCAAACCAACATCCGTGATACCAGGAGAACACCATGAGCAAGGCACCACAGAAAGTTGAGGCTGTCCTGAAAAAGCCGCACCGCCACAAAGGTGTGGAGCTTCCGGCTGGCGCAAAGATTGATCTCACCAAAGAGCAGGCAGAACGCCTGACGCGGCGAGAAGTCATCTGACCACCTGGTTATAAACCTGTAAGAACAGCACCCCGCCTCGGCGGGGTTTTTCGTATTTGGAGCACCCATGGCAGCCCAGAAGCAAGAAGTTGAATTGCTCATCAAGGCCGGTACCGAAGGCGTTAAGTCTATCGGCCAATTGTTGAAAGAGCTGGAGGCTCTGGGTGAAGACACCGGCGAAGCGAGTGCCCAGTTGCAGGGTTTGGCCAGTAGCCTGGCGGAACTCAAAAGCCAGCAGGCCCTCGTTAAACAGTTTGCCGACCTGAAAAGCCAGACCAGGCAGCTGGCACAGGAACAGGCAGAAGCTAAGGAGCGGGCAACCGCTTTGGGTAAGGCGCTGGCTGATACTGAAAAACCAACCAAGGCGCAGCGCCGGGAATTTGAGCAGGCAAAGAAAGCCTCGCGTGCGGCTAACGAGGCTTGGCAGTCCAACCAGCAGCAGCTCAATGAGCTGCGGGGCACATTGGATGGCGCGGGAATCAGTACCAGGGATCTGGCCGGTGAGCAGGTCCGGATCAAAAAGGAAATTGCCGGCGTCAACCAGGCCGCCGAGGCCATGGCCGGTGAGCTTCGTCAGGTTAAGGAATCCGCCGAAGGTGCGGGGAAGGGGGCTGATAAAGCCGCTAAGAGTACAAAGGATCTGGGCAATGAGGCGGAGAAGTCCCGGGGGCTTCTGAGCAAGCTTGGTGGTGGGCTGAAAGCAGTGGCGACGGGTGCCACCGCATTGATCGCGGGTGTTGGCGCTTCAGCAGCTACTTTGTCTTTGTTTTCCCGCAGCCAGGCGACGGTGGCTGATGACCTGACGAATACAGCCAACGCTATCAACGAGAGTCGCCAGGCGCTGCAGGTGTGGCAAATTGCCGGCGATCGCGTGGGCCTGAGTGGCGAGAAAGTCAGTGACATTCTGCGCAGTGTGACTGAGCGCCTTGGTGAGTTCTCTGCCAATGGTGGAGGTGAAGCTGCCGATGTGATGGAGAGGCTCAATCTAAAGATTGAAGACTTCCGAGGTTTGCGCCCATCTGAGCAAATGCTCAAGTTCGCCGAGGCTATTGAAACGCTCCCGAAGGATGAGCAAGTCGCTCTGCTGGAGAAGCTCGCCAGCGATGCCAGCCAGCTGCAGCCTTTGCTGGACGATAACGCTGCCGGTTTGAGAGCGATCGCAGAAGAAGCGGAGCAGTCCGGGGCTCTGTATTCCGAGGAAGAGCTGGATAAGCTTCTCCGCGCCAACGATATCTATAACTCCATCACGCTGAAGGTTCAGGGCCTTACCCGAAGGATTGGCGCTGAGCTTGCTCCTGTGGTCGCTGATGCAACCGACAAGGTTGTTGGCTTGTTTGAGCAAAACGAAGGCGGCCAGAAGCTGATCGATCTGTTCAAGCGCATCACGCAATGGGGCGCTGAAATGGCGGTCAAGCTGGTGGAGAACTCCGAGAGTATCTCTGCTGGGTTCGGCACCCTTTGGAACACTATCCAGGCTGGCGCCAGTGGCGCTATGGCTGTATTTCGCGGCCTGCAAACCATTGTGTCTGGCTGGGCCACGTTGGTGGCTGGGAGCTTTGCGACGGTTCTCAGCATAGCGGAGGGCCTGGCTGTTGCCATGAATAAGGTGGGCCTCGTTAGCGATGAGACTCTGAACGCCATCAGAGCAAAGGCCGACGCAGCCCGCGAAACCGTGGTAGAGCTTGGCAAACAAACTGTCGAATACGGCCGCCAGGCGGTGGAAGCAGGAAAAGACGTTGTTTCGGCCTTTGAGCCTGCAAAGCAGACATTGCAGGAAACAGAGCAGGAAACAAAGAAAGCCGGTGAGGCCCTTGTTGAGCTGCAGAAGAAAACTCAGGCGGCCGGTGATGAATCTCAAAAATCTGCCGAGGGTGCGCGCGAGCTTGCCAAGGCTTATCGCGATCTGGGAGTTACCAGCCAGCAGGAGCTGGATAAGACTGCAGAGAGTGCGCGGGGTGCCTTTGAGCAGATAAAGCAGAGCGGCAGTGCCACCAAGCGTGAGCTGTCTGAGGCCTTCAAAGTCTACGCCCAGGCCATCATCGACACGGGCGACAAAGCGAAGATCCGGGCGCTGGAAGCTGAGGCGGCGAGTCTCGGGTTACGTGATGCCCTCAAGGAAGTGAAAACCCAGGCAGAGGAATCTGGAAACGCCGCCAGTGCCGGTGCTGAGGATATTGCTGTAAAGGCTGGCAAAGCTGCCGATGAAACAAAGCGCCTCGCAGATGAAACCCGGAAGGCCAAGCAGGAAGCGGAGGCCGCACGGGAGAAGTTTCGGGAAACCCTTGGGGCCTCCTTTTCCAAAGCGATATCCACGGCCAGAGAGCAGGTAACTGCTCTATCTGTGGCTGCCCGAAACCTGTTTGAAATGAAGATCGGCGGCAACGCGTTTGTGAAACAGAGCGAAGACGCCGCCGCATCACTGGAGAGGGCTCGCCAGCGCACGGATGAACTGGCATCCGCCCGCCGTCGATTGATGTCCAGCAGCCTCGCGGCATGGTTCGCCGATACCGCCCTGGCCGCTGCCGAGGTAGAGGAAAAGTTCTGGTCCCAGGCCGTGGCCATGGAGAACCTGCA